GTTTGCGGGGATGGGCGTGCCGTTAGCAACGGTTGAAGTCGGGCTTGCGCCAGCAACCACAAAGCACTCGACCGTTGAATAAATCAGCGGGTCACGCGCGTCAATTACGTTGGTGGTAGCCGCACTGGTGGTCGAAACAGACACCGATTGATGCCCTTCACCAGAGCCTCTTGCAACAACAACCGCTTCGGGACGTTCACTCATAGCTTACCTCTAATGTACGGTTTCAGAAATACTCGACAGTGCGAATGTCGGGCAAATTGCGGTGTTGGATCAGCGCCAAACCATTGCGCGCCATCACCGCCTCTTGCTGTGTCACCGGCTCACCGTAGAGGCTGGCAACGTCCATCAGCAGGTTGTAACGCAAAGCCGAAACCGCATAGTCGGGGCAATAGATCACCGTGTCCGCGACAATCGGGAACGCTGCGCCAATGTCAGCGCCTCGCACGCGCCATTCCGCCACCATTGCGTTTAGCCGCTCCAGCGCGTCGGTCATTTCATCCGCGCTTGGCGTTTCGCCGTTGCCGATCACGCGCCGCAGAGCAAAAGTCGCATATTCTCGCGCCGTGTGCGCGATCTGCGTCGTGCTGGCGACAATCGGTAGGTAAATCGTTTCGGTGAGGGTTTCGCCGTCATTGGTGACAGCGGACGCAGCGATAGCCGCAGTGCCTCCCACAGCGCCGCCAGAGACGAAGAAAAAGACGCTATCTTCCTCGACGCCGTAGCTATCAATTACAATGCCGCCGCTCGATACTGTCAGCGTCGCGCTGGATACCGTGTCGCCGCCAATGACAGGCGGTGTCCACGAATAGCGCACAACATCGGTAGGGGCTTTGGAAGCAAGACTGAGAGCCATTTAACGCCTGCTCCTTACACTGCGCTGAAGCCACGACGACCGCCCTGCACGGCTAAAGCTTCCGCTCGCCGCAGTGCGGTCAAGAGGATTGAATCCCGCGCTTCGGCCTGTGTCGCAAGCGGAACGGCGTGGTCGTCGTCCCACATCGCCGCGCCGATGCCCGCTTCGGGCCGCGCAGCCGATAAAGTGGCGTGCTTGATGCTAACCATGCTCGCCCTTCCAAATAGAGAAAGGGCGGGAGCCGCTAAGCCCCCGCCCAATCAAGTCAGACAGTCGGCAGCCAATAGCTGATGGCAACGCGAACGCTCCCAGCAGCCGAAGTGGCGGCGTTGGCCGCGACAGCCACACGAACAGCCGTGTCACTGGTGCCGGTCACCGTGTAGAAGATGCCGGTTGCGACAGTACCAGTCCCCGTCACGCCGGTCTGCGCCGCAGTCGAAGCCGCAATGTAGCGGTCAGCGTCGGCAGCGTCGCCCACGTTCAGGGTGATGGTCGGCGAACCGCCAGTATCAAGGTCGTCAGCCTCAAGCACAACGCCGTAAATCACAGCGCCGATCGGAAGGTTGCAGACAGTGGCCGCGTCAGCGGTGGTGATGGTGCCGGTGAAAGCAACTTCACCATACGACACTTTAAGATTGCCCCCGAAGCCGTGGCCGGGTGCAGAAAGCCGCGCTTGCGGCGAGTTGGTTGCAGGCATTGGAAATACTCCGAAAATGGGGGAGAGCCGAAGCCCTCCCCGCTAGGGTTAGTCAGCAGCAGCGCCGAAGAACGCGGTCACGATGCCGTGGGCCTTGCCGTTGAAGGCACCCTTCTTAACGCCGATAATCTCGTCCATGCCGACAGTCATGCGACGGTTCAGAGCCGGAATGTCCGACTTCTCCGTGCCTGCCTGCGGGCGCTGTGCGTAAGCGATGAACACCGCTTGCGTGCCGCACAGGTAAACCGGACGGACGGGAGCAGACGAAGCGCCAGCGGTATCGAGGCCACGTGCCGAAGCCCAGGCGTCAATTTCCGGCACTTCGCGGTGGATCACACCGTCAAAGATAAGGTCACCGTCCTGGAAAATCGGGTTGGCTTCCACGTCGCGCGGACGCGCTTCGCGGTTGGCGGTCTGTGCTTCGGTGCTGGCCTTCAGGTCGCGGAAAGTGCGCGAGCCGTGGAACGCAACAAAGTATTCGCGGCCCATATCGTCATTGATCTGGAACGGCGTAATCGCGGGCGAAGCCTGCATGGCAAGCCGCTTCACAACGCCCATGCGGGCGAGGGTCACGGTTTCGGCAGCGTCCACGTTGGCGAGCGCGGTGGCCCAAGTGGCGTTGTAACCGGAGACCGAGCCGAAGAACAGGCGGTCTTGGTTCGCAGCCGAGAAGGCGTTGCGGTTAGCAGCCGATGCCAGCGCGTAGTTGACAGTCGTGTCGCCAGTGGTGACAACCGAACCGAGCGCCTCAATCACGTCATCGCGCAGAAGCTCGCCGAAATAGCGGGTCAGTGCTTCCTTGGATGCGTTCATCAGGTCAAGTTCAGTGCGGAACGACTGGTTCTTGGTGATGGCAACGCCCTTGCCGCGCAGGGCAACAGGGACGCCGCAGTTGAAGTTGTCCAGCGGGGTTTCGTTACCGACAATCGGGGTTTCCCCAGTCACCGGAGCGCCGCCCAGCTTGTAGAACAGCGGGATATTCAGAGTATCACCAGCGCGCTTCTCAAGGTCGGTGTAACCCTGAAAGATTGCGTTGGTGCTGTTGTTGATGAACTTGCCGAAACGCGAGCGGCGCACGTATTCCATGTGCGCCTTGTTCGACCATTCCTTCCGCTGCGAAGCGGTAGCGAGAGTGAAATCAGCCATTGGTTATTCCTAGAACATGGCGTTCAGCTTTTCCGTCACAGGGTCAGGCTTCGGCTGCGTGGATGAACCAGCAGACGGCGCGCTTGCCAATGAGCGGGGAGGCTGAACGGAAGGGGGATCAGCCGCTAAAGGTGCGGCGGTTTGCTGCGCGAGTTGGCCTTGTGCGGCCTTCCACGCTTGGAATTGCTGAAAGTCGTCAAGGCTAACCTGTGACGCGATCTGATCGCGCTGGTATTGCTCAACAACATACTTCCACGGGTTGCGCTGACGTAGCACCTCGGCCTGATAGGTCGGGTTGGCATTAAACCGCTGCAAGGCCCAATCACGGGCTTGGTCAACCAATTCGTCGCCGAACTTGTCGCGGGTCATATCCTCGGAGATGTCAAGCTTCGTGTTGATGACCTGTTGCTGCTGAAATGCAGCCATTTGCTCAGGGTCATAAACATCGAGCGGCTCGGGCGGGGCTTGCTGTGCTTGAAAGCGTGCAAGCTCGGCCTCCAGCTTTTGGCGGCGCTCGCGCTCGTCCAGCATCGCGCTGATCGGAACATGTCCCGGTTCAGGCTTGGCAGGCTCAGGCGTAGCGACAGGCGGCTCTGCGGGGGTTTCCGCAGGTTGTTCCGCTTCAGGCTCAGGCGTTACCGTTTCCGGCGTGGCCTCAACCTGTTCCTCGGCAATCGGTGCTTCTCCGAAAATATCTTCGTCAGTCATGTGGTTTGCCCTTACGCTGGCATGGCGATGCGCCCGAACCCCGGCGGCGGGCCGGCTGATGCGTTCAGCACTAACGAAAGCGCCCTTTTAAGGTCGGCGGCACCTTTGAGCAGCAAGCATGGCCTCAGCGTCCGCAGGGCGAAAACCCGCACGAAACAGCTTTACCGTTGCATTGCTGCCAAACTCATGGACTAACGCGCGCCACTCACGCGGCAGGTTGTCCAAAATCAGAAATTCGTTCCTTAGCCCGTTGGCGTAGGCTTCAAGCGAGCCCGCCAAGACGCGCCCCGGCTTCAAGCGCGGACAGTTGCGGCTTGATCGCCGCCTCGCCAGCCTTGGCCAGCTTCAACTGCGTGTCGGCTTGGGTATTCTCGACCTCGGCCTTGCCCTGCATGACTGCGATCTGCGCCATTATCTGCGCCATCTGCACTTGCATCTGCTGCATCGGGTCAGGCTCGGCAGGCTGCATCATCTCCATCAGCTTAGCCTTGTCAGGCAGAGACGATGCCGTAATCAAAGCTTGCGGCGGAATGGCGACGCCTGCACGCGCCAAGTCAGCCAGCGTCTCGAATTGCTCCATCGCCAACGTCGCCGTGTTCGGCACGCTGTCAATCGTGATGTCAACGTCAAGCTCGGCAATCGGGTTATCGTAACCAAGCACCGGACGCATGATCGTGGGCATTTCCGTCGCCGGATCAAGCATCACCTGCGCTGGGCCTTTGATCGGCTGATTGATGCCCACGAATTGCGGGGCCTGTTCGTCATCCGTTACCCTGATCCAGTCGGGCTGCTTCCAATACTGGCGCGCTCGATCCCAGCAAGCCGAATAGACCGCGTGTTCAAACTTGCGCAGGCCGTTAAGCGTCATCGCGCTATCGGTCATGCCTGCCTGTTGACGGGCGATCTGCGCACGACCACTCGATGATGCCGACTGCGCTGCCAACACGCCGGGGTTCTGCCCGATGCGCTGGATGAAGTTGCGGGCGCTATCCAAAAGCAGCGCCTGCCCGGTTGCCATGTCCCCCGTGGTGACAATCTGATAGCCTGGCGGAATAACACCATCAGGCCGAGCGGCTTCGCGGCGGGCTTCGTCGGGATTAACCGCCATCGCCATGCTAACGTCAGTCGCCTGTATCTGGCGATTGTTCACCAGATGCAGCAGCTTGCTTTCGCGCTTGTTGATCGCGTCCTGCGGGCTGCGAAGGTCGCGCACCTCGCTATAGCGGCGGTTGTCGCGGTCAATGTAGCACGAGCGCGCCTTGATCGCGCACGAGGGCTTGCCGTTCTTGTCAACGTAAGGCGACGGGCCAGCCTCGAGAACACCGCGCCCCCAAAAGACACAGCGCATCCACTGACCGCCCTCGCGGTGATACATTTCAGCCACGAACACACGCCGAAGCTTGCCGTCCAGCCAATCCGTTGACAGATGCTCGCCCGAAGGCCTGTCCTCAAACGTGTCACCAGCAACGCCCATCGTGCTGCCCGCATCAAGCGATGCAAGGATGGTTTCCCGCTGTTCGGGATACATCGCCGCCGCATCCTCGGCAAACATCCACTTGCCAATGCCCATGAAACGCGCATCGCTAAAGTCCAATGCACGCGAGCGCGGGTCGTGAAAGAACTCCTCATATTTGATTTGCTCAACAGTCGGTCGGCCCGTCTCGGGATCGGCACCGACGATAACCGCAGTCGTGCCTTCCACGAAGTAGTTGAGCGCGCAATAGGTGCGCTTGTCCGTCCATTCGGTTTGATCTTTAATGTACCGCAGAACCTTGGTCGCAACGTCCGCAGCCTGTTCGTCATCGGGGTTGCGCGGCCATGCACGCGGGTCAGTTTCACCTTGCTCCCAGACGCCGATCAGCCCGCGAATGGCGACCTTCACCTCATTGAAGTAAAGCGGCGGCTGCTTGCGCTCAGCAAGGATACGGCGCTCTTCTTCCGTCCATTGATAGCCGTCGAAATAGTCGCGGTCGATTAGGGCTTCCGAACGCTGTTTGTCGTTCGCGTCCCGCGCGTCCTCAAAGTAGCGCTTGTATTGGGTAAGGTCAGGCACGCTGGCGGTGGCGTTATCCATTGGCTGCCACCAATCTTTCGGCAATCCACGCCTTCAGGCTTTCCTCGCCACGGCGATAAAGACGGTTCTCAAGTGACTTGACGTTGCAGTCAAGGGCGCGCGACCACTCGCCAACAGTTTTTGAGAGGCCTTCGACTAGGAAAACGCGAGTGGTAGACCGGTTTCTGCTTTGCGCCTTGAGGCCAGCCCAGCGGCAGTTGTCGGGCCAATAGCCCTTAGTGTTGTCAATCCGGTCAAGCGTTTTGCCGGGCGGTCGTTCGCCCATGTCCTCAATAAAATTGGCAAAGGTGCGCCAGCGGTCACACACTGTCACGCCTTTGCCGCCATAGTTGGGGTATGCTGTGTCGGTCTCACATGTGCAACGCGACACCATTGCGCGCCAACTGTTATATGTGGGCGTGCGAACTGTAGCGCCCCGAGCGCCCCGAGTGTGGCCATGACGGACGTGCTTCAAATAGTCCTCCATGATCCGTCCTCCCTGGGTTTGCGCCAAGACGGGCGGTGCGGCCCGTTCCACGTGTGTTCGTTTGTTTGCGCCGCCGGTTTGTAACCAGACTTTCGCAACTCTTCCAAAGCGTAGCGCAGCGCGTCGATGGTGTGGTTGTTCTTGTCGTCTAACACCGGCAGGATGTCGCCCGTGTGTTCGTCAACCTTGTATGCGTAAAGCGTCAACTCGTTAATGACTTTGGCGCAGCGCGGATGAACCACGATATCAAAGCTGCGCAGGAACTCCACGCCGTCCTCAATCGAACCCGGCCCCTTGATAGCCGGGATGATCTTGAACCCCTGCCGCACCATGTAGCTGACAGTTTCAGGCCGTGCGCTGTCCGCTCGGATCAGGAACTTGCGACTGCCCTCGATAGTATCAAACAGCTTCGGCAAGTGGTCAATCTCGCAACCAACCTGCCAAGCCTCTTGGTCAACAAACAGTTTGCGGCCCTGCACATGGGAGCGAACCAGCACAGTCGGGTCAATCGCAAAGCCCCAATCCGCGCCGAAGCGGTGGATCGCATCGCTAGGCGTGTCGAACTCTTCAATCGTCCAATTGCGGAACACCCGCGCTTCGCTGTTCAGCGAATAATGACCGCCCCAAACGTGCGCCCACTTGTCAGGGTCGCGGCGCTTGTCGTCCTCTTGCTCCTGCCGCAATTCAGCAGGCAACCAAGGATTGTCATGCCAGTTAATCTCTAACACCACAGCATCGGTCGGAGGCTGGTCACCTCTTAGCAGGCTGTCAACCGGATCATCCGGCGCGTTCGGGTTCCAACTAAACCACAATTCACTGCCAGACTTGCGGATCGTCGGGCGCAACAGGTCAAGAGAGCGTTGGCTCAGGCTTTGCGCTTCCTCGCACCATGCGATGTCGAAGCCTTCAAGAGACTTGATGCTGTCGGCAGTGTGGTTCTGCATCCCCTGAAAGATGATAACCCCGCCGCCCGGCGTGCGTATCTCGGCCTCTAGCACCTCGAACAGGTGCGCAACGCCCATGCTGCGTATCTTGTCCTCAACCAGCAGCTTGACCGATTGCTTAAGCGACTTTTGCACCTCGCGCACACAAACAGCGCGAAGGCCCGAACGGATCGTGGCCTCTTCAACCAGCAACTCAGCGAAGAAGTGCGACTTGCCCGAACCACGACCACCATGCAGCCCCTTGTAGCGCGCAGGCCGCAGCAACGGGGCCAGCTTGCGAGGCGTGCGGATTACGTCAGTCGATGAACTGGCGCTTGAAGCCAGAGAAGGCGATAGGGTTGTCACCTTCGTCTCCACCAACGTGCTTTACCTTGTCGCTGTATCGCTTGTCCCACTTCGCTAGAAGCTTTAGGTCAGTCTCGACAATTAGCCGATCCCGCTGCACGTCACCGCTGCTTCCAGCCCCGCCGCGCGCAACGTCGCGGGTGCCTGCCGCAATGACATCGTGGCCAGCCTCGCGCGCACGCGCGAAGTCGCCATCAAACTCAGCATCCGAACGCCGCCAGTTATTTACTGCGCTCATGCAAGGCATATCAGTATCGCGGCATATCTGCGCGAGAGGCTCGCCGTTAGCGATGCGATCGAGGATGATTGCTTTGGTTTTTGGCGTTTCAAGGGAGGGGCGGCCCATCATTCATTCCCCACGGACAAACTTGCGCAGACCCTCAGGCCCACTAAACTCGACGTCCATCGCGCTCATCCCGTAGTGCATCGCGTTTCCGTTCGGCCTTGCTGCGCTTCTTGTGCCTGGCGTCTGCGATTACCTTAGCTGGTGATTGCCTTGCCGCGACAACGTGAGGATTGCGCCTTACCGCCACAGCTTACCAATGCCCGCGCCGATCATCAGAACCGCTATGCCTGCAAGACTGCCCACCAGAAATAAGGCTGTTGCTATGCAGAGGCAGATCGCGGCGAGGCGCATTGACTGGCCTCCGTGTGTTCGCCCGCTACGAACTGCCGCTGTGCATTACTCGCTCGGCTGTCGAGGGGCAGGAGCGCTAGGCCCCTAACGCGAAAGCGCCCCGCAACCGTGTGGAAGCGAGGCGCAATTCTTCATGTTGGTGGTGCGGTAGCATATTTTCCGCCGGTCGTCAACACGCTATCTGACAATCGCGCCCGCAATGTATTTCAGGCTCAACAGTGCCTCACGCATCACCCGCCGCTCTGCCACGGGGACAATTGCCACCAGCCTGCCCTTGCCGTCATACCGCTCGCGCCCGCCGTGCGTCTCGATGCACCAGGCACACAGCGTCTTGTCGTCCCGTGCGACATGGCGCAACAGGTCAAGCGCCCATTGCCCATAGCCGAGAATGTCGCGCTCAATCCGGCTTGTCTCGATCTGCGCAGGCGTGGCGCGCAATAGCTGGGCAGGGATGGTTGAGCCTGACACGCTGCCACCACCTCCACCCATTGCCTTGTCAGGGTGCATAGGGGACATGGTGGCGCTATCGTCCTCGGCCTGCTGGGCTTGCTGGCGGTAGTAACACAGCGCGTCGAATTGCGCAGGGGTTATCTTGTCGCGGTCGAACAATT